AACCTACCTATTGCCTCTATACCCCTTTGTTGAATTAGTTCATATAAATTCATTGCTCTTTTGGGCTTATATCCCTATCTACTCTAAAATCAGTTCTAGCATCAAATATCTCCCATTTATGAGGATCTGTATCTTGACGTACAACTATTTGTGTACCAATCTTTGGTTTATCTCCAGTCCTATTATACTCCTCTTCCCATATAGATGCCCTATGCTTCCTAGCTTCTGCCTTAATTTTACTTGGTATCTTCCAAGCATCGGTAGTATAAGACTCTTTAGCTATATCATGAGATTTCTGGAATACTTCTTGCATATTAACAGAAGTAGATATCTTATTGATTATGGAGTTTCTTGACTTCTTTTCAAAAGTCACCTCAGTAAAATATCCCCCAGTATCAAAGCTATGTTCAACTTCTTTAGCATACCAATCACCAGAATATTTTTCACCAACATTCTTGATCTCAATAATCTGAGAAGACTCCATTGATGGGTTACCAACAAACTTAGCTTTGGATTTAATCTGGCTATTTACTGATTCTATTATGTCATTAGACATAAACTCTCCAAGGGTAGCAAACAATGGATCAGATACTACTCGTACACCGGGTACTTGTACTTCTAATTCCATTTCTATAAGTACCTTTGAACGATCTGAACCAGGATAATCATAGGGATAATCTCCATACGGTCTTTCATCTGAAGATCCTTGAATGACTAAGTTTATCTCCTTGTTCTTTTTAAGAGCATTATAACCTTGTCTCCATCTATTTTGCCAATAAGCTTTACTATCCTTAGGAGCATATTGTAATGGATCTACTTGTATCAATACCTTCCTCTTTATAATAAAATAAGATACTTCATCGGGTGGAAGAGGTAATTTAGGAGCATCTTCTTCATCTACCTTTATACCTTGTCTTACCTTATTATTAAAGTCTAATAAAGCTTTCTCATATTCATCTAACTTCCTCAAATAAGTTCTCCATTCTGACTCTATCTGAGAATTGTATGCTTTAACCTCTTCTTCAGTTAGTGAGGGATTTGAGGCTATTTGCTGCTTAGCATCCTCTACTGAGTTGTATACAGTACGTGTAGTTTTAACCGTATTTAATTTACGACATACAGAAGATAATGTTTCAAGAGATCCCTTTATTTTAGACATCCTGGTTACATCTCTCTGTATCAATAGGGGAGTAGCTTTATTCCACCTTACATAAGCATCCGGCTTACATGGGTCATCATTTGTAGGTACACATTGAACTAAATCAGTTTCTACCGTTTTAGTATCTGGATCCACACTTGAAGCTTTACCAGCCTCTATACTTTGAACATATTTGGTTTGAACTCTGAATTCCAATAGTTCACCAGTACCACCAGCATAAGTATAAGCAAATACGGTTTTACCAGATTGCTTACCGTTATGTATCTCTATCTTATTATCCCGAGTATCCACAAAGTTTGGCCCACCAGCCATAGCCTTAGCAATACCAACTAACTGAGAATACTTATTCAGGAATGTAGCTGAACCAACAATAACGGTTCCTTCCGCATAAGTTGCTGGTACTGGTCTTAATTTATATCTCTCTGGATCCTGATATGGTTTGGCTAAATTACTTGGACTAAGGTCTAGTATTTTTACACCCACCAATCCATCATCTACTTCCTCATTATTTTGTATCTTTGTATAACAAGGTAAGCAAGGCTTACTTTTCTCGTTGCTCTGTTTTGCCATCACATGGATTATTATCTCTTATTTCCAAATGTACACCAGCTTTCTCAGAATAATCAATTACTGTCATTGGCATATTACCCATGGCTAATTCATTGAATACTTCCAGATAATCGGTCTTATCTCCAACAAATTTAGATGGTTCAGCTTCCAAAAACATCTTTGCATCGGCAAATTCTATTGTAAACCTTACACCATCTGGAGTAAATTCTATCTGATGACTTTTTATATTCACTAGCCTTACAGGACTAGACTTAAAAGAGCTATCACTAAATATCCACCCCCACTGTATTTTCAAGGGCATTTTGAATTGCAGAGATGGATGATCTACTATATCCACAAAGTCAGTTACTATAGTAAACTTACCTTTGTCTCCTTTACCTTCAGTATACTTGTAATTAAAGTTCTCTACCTCCATACCGATTGGCAGGTCATTGAAGATATCCATTATTGGAGATCCTGCACCATCGAATATTGCAAGATATGGTGTACCATTACCATTTAAGAGAACCGGTTTGCTATCCTCCATAGTTTGGTATGATTAACTCCATATCTGCATGAAGGTCCTCAAATGGATTGAGTATATCATTGGCATCAGCAATCACTCCCCAAAATCCAGAATCACCATAGTACTTGAAGGCAATGTTCTGTATGGTTTCTCCTTCAAGTACGGTGTGTATTAGATAATCGGTAGATATAGATGATATATTTCTTTCCAATGAGATATCTCCATCTGGGAACTTTATTACATAACTATCATCATAGGGACTTGTTCCAGGAATAGTTACCATAATTATTTAGTTTTGTGTGCCTATTCTCTCTGTATCAGTATTTTCTAGAGAATCTACTTCCCCACCATCAAGAATTACTCCAGGCGTATATTGCAATTTACTAGATGGAATTATTTCTTCCCAGGTTCTATTGTTTTTAGTTACCCTTTTGAAAGTGAGAGTTTGAGTAGCACAGTTCGGTAATAATTTAAGGTCGTATGGTTGGCTAACCGTATTAGTTATCCTCTGACCAGTATCTGGATCATTATCATATCTCCTCATCATACGAGAAGCATTCTGAAAGTTAGTTAACTCGTATGGAGCTGAAGCCAATATGAAAAGGTCATCTTCAAATAATCCAGAATTTCCCCACTGTATTCTTAAGGTAGGGGGAGAAGATATATACCCATCAGCTCTTGCCCATGATTCCAATAGCCTGCATTTATTGACTACATCATCCCTGTGATCTGCATCTATTGAATACCATGATATATCAAAGGTTATGGTATCTTCTCCACCTGTATAGAAATAGAATGGATTGTTACGACCCATGGATTTAACAGCTGCCCAAGTAGCAGCGGGTTCAACCCTTAACCTATCTGGACGATTCTGTATTACTAAGCTAATTGCGGGTGATACATTTAAATTAGCTATTACTATATCGTTCTTTATAAGTTCTGATGTTAACTTATTAGCTAAGGTATAATCAATAGATTTAGCTTTTAATATTTTATCTGGGTCTACACCTGATTTCTTAGCTTCTATGATATTTTTATACCAAGGATTTTTAGATTGAGCTGTAGAATATGAACCATTTCTAGCTATATGAGCATTAATGGCATCAGACTCTTTATTTTTTTCATCCGGCTCAGCTTTAGCCATTGGAGAAGTCTTCCTATTAATTAATATAAGAGATCTCCATACCTTATTTATTGGAGATTGAAATATTCTCCCCTGCTCAAGTTCAGCTACCTCTTGAGCCACTTTTCCAACTGGTTTTCCTATCAGTGATGCCATAATTGTTTAGTTTACTCCAGCAGCTACATTTATTTCTGAATCTCTCTCGTTGAGATATTCTTCGAATACCTTTTTACCGTCTATGTTAATGATAGTGGTATTGCCCTTATTCTCTCTTTGATTAAGCTTTTCAGTATATAATCCTAGAGTCTGTACTAACCACCTCATCTCTTGAACGGTTAACTCTTGTAGATTATCCTTTCTTAAATTATATCCCTCTTTGCTAGCCCTAACGGCAGATGCAAGATCATTAGTTGCTCGGGTATTCTCTTCATTAGAAGCCTGATTACTTTTGATAGCACTGTATATCATTGGTCCAACTATAGATATACCAGTTATGGCTAATCCCAAAGGACCACCGAATAATCCAACTATCCTAGAACCAAATCCAAGCAACCCCCTACCAACAGAAACTAATGCACCACGAGAAGCAGCATTAGCAGCTGCAGCTCCTGCACCAGTACCCATAAGAGTTCTTGTCATCCTACCGGCATTAGTTGTAGTTACCATAGCTGCTGGTACTGCAGTCCATCCAGAAGCTCCTCTACCAGTATTAGCATAATATCTACCATTGGCTCCCATTTTTGCTGGAATATTACCATTATAGTAATATCTTGGTAAACCAGCTTCTGCAGCAACCATAGTAGCACTTGCTCCTATACCAGCTTTACGTTGAGCAATGATAGCTCTCTCCATATTAAGGTAAGCTTGGGCAGATATAGTAGCCTGTGACCAACCTCCAATCAATAATCTAACCATTGATCTGAAGGTAACTTGAGTATCACCATTAAGTATTAACCATCTTGCTCTCCAGTTAGCTATCTTATTGGTAATCCATAATACACCAGCACCTATACTTGCTAACCCAGCTATCCAAGGTCCAAATGGAGTTGCCATTAGGTCACGTACTTGAGATATTGCCCAACCTACCATATCAAGGAATCCCATAATGATAGGATTATTCTGTATAGCCTCTGCAAAGGTAGTCATAAGGTTCTCTGCAGCAGACTGAATTATATCAATCTTACCTGCAAGAGTTTCCATACGTTTTGCTACTACTCCTTCGGCAAATCCAGCAGATTGATTTTGTATCTTATCAAGTAGATCAAAGTATCCTTCAGTATCTCTCATTATGGCAACTGCAGCACGCATACCACGTACACCAAAGATACTCTTTAATACTGCATTCTGATCTACAGTTGATAAGTTCTTAGTAGCTTCATTTATTTTACCAAGAATTACACCAAAATCTTGAAGATCTCCGGTAGCATCAACAAAATCTTTTTTACTCAATCCCAGTCTAGCTAAAGCTTTAGCTCCCTTGAAATTTGGATTGGTTATGGACTGAGTTAAGTAGTCTGCCATATTTCTGATAGAAGTACCTGCCATAGAACCTTGTATACCTGCATTACCCAAGGTACCTATCATAGCAGCTACTTGAGGTAACTGTTGTCTCAGAGTTACCATGGATGCTGCGGAATATTTGATAGATTCTGCCAAATCCGTCATGGACATATTAGATGCCATAGCAGCTTTAGTAAGCTGGTCACCAACTAATGTAGCAGCTCTTTCACCTTCCAATCCGAAGGTTCTCATTATATTGGTCAGTAAGTCTGCAGTACCTCCTTTACCTCCCAATTCCATTCCTGTAGCATTGGCCATCATTGCAGCACCAGATATCATTTCCTGTATCTGATTTGCATCATTACCAGCCATTGCTAAGTATTTCATACCTGAAGCTATATCTCTTGACATGAACATGGTCCTCAAACCTAATGTCTGGGCAGTTTCTGATAATCCAGACATCTGTTCATTGGTAGCTCCAGAGATAGCTCCCACTGAAGTCATCATATCGATGAAGTCAGCTCCAGTTGTAATTGTAGTAGCTAAGGAAGACACTATATTACTGGCTATACCACCAAACATATTTGTATATGCCTGAACAGCGGTTAAGTTAGCCTGTACAGCATTCTTAGCATCCCGATGTAAACCTCTTATAACAGAGCTGGCTTCTCTTGCTTGGTTAGAAAACCTATCTTGTAAGACAAGAGCTATACCTATCTCTAGTTGTCCTGCAGAAGGACTACCACTTGTAAAAGCCATATAGTTTCAGATTTATAGAACAAAAGAGAGATGACCCTATGTATGGGTCATCTCCTTTTTTAGTTGTTCGTAATATGCTTCGGCAGCTTCTATAAATTTCTTCCTACGCCGCCATGGGAGCTTTGCTAGAGTGTTAAAGTCAATACTAATCTTTGCTCTAACAATATATAAATATACATCTTCTAGTTCTCCCGTGGGTAGAAAAAATTATCTACTGCCATTACTGGTACCATAATACGTTGACCAGTATCTGGGTCCTCTATTTGAGTAGTTCCTGGGAATATTGGATCCATTCCTTTAACAGTGGAACGAATATCCATCATATCCTGAGAGGAAAACATTCTGAAGTTTTTAACGATCTCGTAATTTTCACCTACTTTAAGTTTAAGGTTACGAGCAATTAATTCCTGGTTCTTAGTTCTCTCGTTCATTGGTAAATTCATTACGTATGACTCACCTTCAGCACTGAGTAAATCAAAGCAAAGTTCTTTACCACTCTTAGTTGTAAATGTTATCCCCTTTGACTGTTTTGATACTGGATAAAATGGTATAGCATTCGGTTTTGCTTCCATTTCCTGCATTGTAGGAATTGTACCATAGTCAAAAAGGAACTCTTCTTTAAGATCTACTTCATAATCAATGGTTCTTACTTGACCCTCTGCTGGGCCTTCCCAGTCATACCTGAATTCAAGAGTTTTTCCCAGAGAGAATATACGAGAATTTATCATAATCGTATACCTATCAAGAGATGGCATTTTTTGAACATCATCAGCTGTGAGTAATCTTGTAGCCGTAATATCGGTATCTGTTACAATACCAGCAATAAATTTAGAGATGTTCATAAATGTTTTTGCATCTACTGGGTTTGAGAGAATATCATCATCCTCTCCATTCTGTTCCCGTATGGTTACTTCATAACCACTTGGTAGTTTAAAGGTAAGTTTCTTACCATAAAGTGTTTGATCTTCCATTGTGTTGAGTTGTTAAGTATTCTGAAAAATATAGTATTTTGTAACGAAAAAGGGAGAGTTCATTGCTGAGCTCTCCCTTAGTGATTCACTATTACAGCTTCTCGCAGGTATCTACTGAGAACTCCAAATCCTCCAGAGTGTTATCCGAACTCATTCGGTCTAAGTCCTGTCCGTTTACCTTGCAAGGCCATACTCCGGTACATGTCCAGGAGTTAAGGATAGATACTCCATCCTCGGCCAGCTCATTGATGAGTACCGTTTCCTTATACTGGCTTGGAGTTAAACCCCCACCAAGCAACATATCCTGAACTGACATAAGCCAATCCCATAACCAAGTATCTGACCCAGAAGTAGTTTCCAATTTGGAAGCTGTTAAGTTTCCAACTGATACTCTACCAGCTGTTTTTACATCGTAATTTACATCACCATGTGAAACTTGTTCAATACTTACCTCTGGTATACCAACCTTCTGAAAGAGGAATGCGTTTATGGGATGTTTGACAAATACAATTTGCCATAAGAACTTCTTCCTCGGATTTTTTACTTTAGCTCCTGCCATAGTATTATATCATTTATTTGTTTATTACTGTGCGGATATGGATATCTCACCAGTGCTCTTATTTACCGAAACATCTATGATAACATCCATCTCTATATCCTGCATTGGAACAATTTCCTTATACTTCAGCTGAGCCTTATACTTACCCTGACGAACATCTGCCTCGTTATTAACCTGAAGATCCTCATAGCTCTGTGCATCCTGATCTCCTAACCATGTGTAGGTAGTTATTGCTTTACGATTCTGCAAGTCATCCAGAAGATCCTTTGCTTCGTAGTATATCCTTTTCCACGTTTCAAAAGTATTAGGCTCTTCTATATAGCTCTCCAGAATAGGTCTAAGATTCTTCTTCAGATACAGGTTAAGACGTACTATAGAAATGAACTTCTCTGAATCATCCACTGGATTAGAAGTGAATCCATTCCAAAGCATAGTACGTTGCCCCTGGGTACGAGTGTTCTTTATTACGAACAGGTTCATATACCACTGAGCAAACTCATTGAGAGTATCTATATCAGCAGGACCACCTAAGTTCTTCATCACTGGGCCTAATGCAGAAGCAATTACACCACGATTCATACCAGAGAAGGAATACCAAGGCCCATAAGTAGAAGCACATATTGCATCCAATCCGGCTACAGAACCCAATACATCGCATTTCTGAAGAGAACCGTTTTCATTGTAGTATTTAATACCACCTCCGAAATATGCTACCTCTTTCTTTGGCCCAATAGTCTGAACCATAGTCTTCAGAGCAGTGAAAGTTTCATCTACTGTTGCTGGAGTACGTGTTCCTGCTGCATACTTGGGAACTTCCACATACAAAATGTTCTCAAATGTATTATGTACATCATTAGCTACAGCAATATATACCTTAGTATAATCGTCTAAATGCTGATGTATATGAGAAAGTATTACAGAGTATGCCTCGTAATATGACTTACTTGCTTTATAAGCAGAAATCCACTCATCTGCAGTCGGTTTAGTACCTGCACTACCCTCAGAGCATTCCATGTATACATTAGTATCACTTACTTCATCAGTACTTACAGTTCCAGAAGTAATCTTGCCCACCATTATCATGGAGTTCCAATTAGAGAACTGGCGCAGTATAGAAACTATATCCTCCATTGTCTGAATACCAGTTGCAAGGTTTTTCATAGTACCCTGACCATCTGCATTCTTACCTTGAATAGCCTCGAAAGTGATATTCGGAGCATTATCCAAGAAATTCTGTAAAGTATCTACATTTATAGAAGGAGTAGTTACACCATCAGTTGTATTTGCTGATACAGCAGAGAAGAACAGTGTCTCATTTAAGATACTGTCATAAGTTGGTATCTGAGTTTCCTCATCTCTTGCCCCATACTGAATAATACTTGCACGTAACGATGGTTCCTTTGATACATTTAATTTTAAGTAGAAAGGACGGTTCAGATTTACTCCAGTATTATCAAGTACTGGAGAACCTGCTTCTCTAGTGCGTATAGCCATATTCATTGTAAGGCTATTTTCTGCTCCACTGGGATCAGAAATTACTATAGAGATAATAGCAGATCCATCTAGAACTGATACAGATGGTGCACTCAATTCAGCTGGAGTTACTGACATAGGTTTTGCCCATCCATAAGTAGCTCCACTACCAGCTACTCTTGATACTCGAACCTTTGCACCCATTTCAAGTGCCTTCATTATGTTCGATACCGAACCATCCGGAACTATCTCCGAACCAAAAATACGAGTGAACTGAGATGGGCTAGATATCAAATCACTTGGGTCTTCTAACGGACCCTTGGTAGTACGAGCTACCATGTTGATTACGCCCAACAGAGGAACACTAGATTGCACGTTCAGGTTCTTAAAGTTGAACCTTACTCTTGGAGTCTGTGGCATATTTAATTATATTAAAGTGTTATTAAGCAATTGGTCCGTCTTTGTAAGCTAATATGGCATTTTTCAATCCATTCTTAAACTGTTCGGTAGTTAACTCTTCCTCAGTAAATCCAAGGTACTGATATAATGAATTAGCAATACCTTCAGAATTTACAATATCAACAAAGGCTTGTGTTAAATTTCTAGTACTTACCTGATAAGTTAATACTGATACTTTTAAGCTCTTTGTTATTGATGCAAAGTATACTGCAGTTCCAGTAGAATCTGCACATCTTAGGTAAGATATTGGCCCAGTTGATCCACCTTCTATTACCAATACACTTGCCTTAAGTATTTGAGATCCTAATACCTCTTCCACTATACCGTTTATAGAAGAATCTTGTATACTTACTCTATATGGTACATCGGGTAAAATTTCATCTTCTATTTTAGATATTGAACCATCTTGAGCTAAATCCCAACTTGTCTTTATACCCTCAGAAGTCATTATTACCGAACTTCCACCATCAGTTGGATTCCATCTACCAACCCCGTATCCGTAGTCAAGGTTACATAAGAAATGTTCTCCTGCATTAGCTCTCAACTTTTCTAAGTTCCTTTCGCTAACTTCTGCAGAATCACCTATCTCAAGAGTTAATATATGTTCCTCATGAGTAACCTTATCTAAGTCATCTAACTGTATTTCTTTTTCTAGAGTTACTTGACCATCTGTTAAATCCATGTTACAGTAAATTATCTTACCTGACTGTAATATGGATACACTAGCCGTATCTTGAGAATCTATTCTTAATGTACCGAGATAAGTTCCAAATACTACTTCATAAGAGGTGTGTATTTTATATGGGTCATCTAACTGATATTTGGTTATTTCTGTTAATACAGTCTGAGGATTACTTGGATCAGAGAATATCAGTATATCATCACCGGATAATTTCTTAGCTAAATTAAGCAATAAATAATCCATTTGTTGACCAGAAAATGAGAACTGATAATTCCCAGCTCTAATTCTGGTATTTCTATCCATTGTATTAAGGTTAGGATCAGACTCCTTAACCTTATCCAAAAGTATTTTTAATTTTTTGTCCATATTATGGTACTTTTAATGTATAATCGGCATTTTCTAGAAGAACAGAAATATCTCGTATTGGAGTAAGTAACTCCGGTTGAATATTTTTATCTAATAAGCAATCCTGTACTTCAAATTGGTATACTTTTTCCATTAACCCATTATCCAGATCTGGCATATTGTAAAAGTTTACTATCCTAAGGAATATATTTCCTGTGAATAGAAACTTAGGTTCATCGTAGGGTTTTAAGTAACCTCTTTGAGGTACAGACCAGAACATAATTTGGTGCAACAATCTCATATGTTCTGAAGAATGAGCACATAATCTTATGTTCATATATTGTGATAGGGATTCATAAGGTACTTCTGTTGCTGTGTAACCTATACCCTCTTCTTTCTGGGTTATTTTTCTTGGTAGTCCTATGTCTCCCGGATAGAAACCTTCTGAATCAACTACTATTCGAGGAGTTTCCTTTATACCTCTGGAATGATTATTACCCACTCCAAAGATACCTATATAGAACCCCTTGTCATCGATGATCTTTTTAAGGTCTTCTTTAAACCTTGCAGCATTTTCTGCACTGGTTGGGAGATAGTCTTCTGGGTTTATAGTGTAGCCCAATTCAATGGCCATATTCAATAGAGCCATGTATATGGACCTCTCTATAATTTCCTGAGAATTTACCATTTTACTTGATTGGGTCTTACACCATATTTTTGAAGTTCTCTGCGTATCTCTGTTAGGATAAGTTGCTTTAGCTTATTCTTACCACCAACAGCTTTAAGAGAAGGTGCCCATACTGGCCTTGGAGGAATCCTACCATCACTGGATCCAAATTCCAACATTTTAGCAAGCTGGTTTAGTGTTAATTTTTTCTGAGAAGATCTCCTAATTCCAATAGGCAATCCTATTAGAACTCTCGATTTATACCTATATAACCCAACTGACCTAGAATAAAGGCCAGTCAGGTTATAAATAGGATGTTGTCCCCACCTTTTAATAGTAGCTGGGGATAGTGGTTGCCATGTTACCCCACCACCAACTGGCGGTATACCCAAAGTTAATGACTTCTTTACTATTGTAAGTAGGTTTCTTGAGAACTTATCAACGGCTCTATCATACCCTATCTGCATACTTGGACCAAGGTTACTTACTAAAGCTTCAACCGTTTGCCATTCACCGTTTAACTTTACTTGAAGAACTAGGTCTGATATTTTTGGTAGGGAGATATTAACCGTTCTTGCCATTGTTAAAAATGTTTATTGTAAAAGTCCTTTAACTCTGAGTAAACAGTTCTTATTACACCATTCTTATGATAATGGTACTCTCCGGCATAACCTTCTATTCCACCAAGTTTGTTTGCCCATTTCTCTGTCCAGAATTCGTAGTAATTATTCTTTCTATTATGGAATAGGCAATGAAGACCACTGCACAATCCCACGATGGGTAAATATAATGGCCCAAGTATTCTAGACTGTATGCAATGACCAAACTCGTGATCATAAGCAGGCTCCTTTAATCCTGACCTTTCTGAAAGAAAGATGTAGTTTCCCAAACTTACACCGCCATTCATTGTAGGAGCTACATAGAAAGCAGTGCCTCTTTGTTTAAGAATCCTTTTCTCTCCCCTTAGTATGATCATGTATATTAAACCCACCAAATTTTGAGGTAGTTGCCAAATATACAAAAGAACATGTACTAGAGTATGTAATAACTTCCCCAACTTAGTTTTATGGGAATGTTCTTTTAGGATACTAGACATTGCCTATTTATCCTCTAATTCTGCCTTTGCTTTTATCTTGAGATAATGTGCAAAGTATCCAGCAATGAAGTACACTATCGGATAAATGATAAGCAGGATAGCTACAAAACCATTATCCAACCATCTCCAAATACAAGAGAAGATTATTACTGAGGCTATTAGCAATGCTACATACAGCCATCCAAGTTTTGATATTTTCATAAGGCTTTTGTTTTAGAAAATGTATACTCCTCCGTCATAGAATTTAAATAACCCTGATCTATTCACTGACCCAGTGATAAGTAAGTAATATACATTGTTATCACTATTAGGTACGTTAGTAAACTTTGTAGAAGAACCAACTCTTACATCTCCATCTTCATAAGTCACACTCTTTAATAATCGGGTTCTTGCCTTATTATAAATGGATATCTTAGTTTCTGTACCTGGTGAATGAGGAGAAATACCCCCAGTAAAATTAATTGCAACCTTGGATGGAGTTGGGGGTACTACACCAGCACTGGTTACATACTTTAAATACATAACCACTTTTTTGTTAGTATCCATACCAACTAGGGTCTCACCAATATTATCCTCTGTATCGGATTTAAATGTTAGCTCACCAATCTTACCGTTATATTTCTCGTAGAACTCTACTACTGCATTACAATCCTCGAAAGTACCTTTTGTACTGGGTGATAAATTTACTTCCAAGTCATAAGGGTATGGCTCATCTCTTTTTAACTCCATACCTATGAAACTTGTTGTGTATAAATCCTCCATACTAAATCCATAGAATGGATCTTGGATACTACCTGTTGGGAAGGTATGAGCAACTGATTTAGAAGTTAATACACCATCAAGTAAATTTATCCTATAAATTAAAGTATCACCAAAGTTAACTTTTGTAGTACCACTTATAGTGTTAGTACCATAATGATCTTTATCTACATTTAACCCACCTAAGAATGTATCAGTAGCAGTACCGTATTTCCTTAAATAAACTCTAATGTTTAATACCCAGTTATTTTCTGACTTAACTGATATCATAGGGGTTATATTCCCCTCGGATAATAACCTGCTAGTAATTACATAAGGATCATTACTAAATGGTACATTTACAGTTCTTGTAGTTAACGGATTTTCTGGGTTACCCTGTATTATGGATAATCCAATACCAGAACTATTCTCGAACTGGTATGTAAGAGTTTTTGGCACTGTTTTACTTGTACCATTCTGTGAAGCAAAAAAAGCAGTAAGCATCTTACTTATAGTTTGTCACGTTTACAAATGCTCTAAAGGTTATATCAGTAGTCGACGACGTTGTAGGCACAAAGTGAATAGTATATACCTTTCTACCAGATGTAGCAGTAAATCCATCTACGTCGTCGGCTTTGTATACGATACCGTCCTGCTTCTGAAACACGACGTTTACAGAGTAGGGTACGTCTATAATGGCATCCCTGAACGGGCCGCTCTTCACATTAGCGGTAAGCAGGTCGGGAACCTTAACTGTCAGGGTTCCAGAGGTTAAATTAGTAGTTAAGTTCTCTCCCGGGATAACAGTTCTGTAACCCGAGGGGAACATCGTCAGTACAGCATCGTTCGGCTTGACGTATGCCTTCGTAGCGAATACACTCATATCGAACGGAATAGAACCCATTGAAGTTCCATTTTCCAAGATGGAACTTAGAATCTCGACATCAGAAGAGTTATTAGCTACCCACTCTGCGACTACCGCCGATTCGATACTATACGAGTGCAGGTACTCCCCGTCTCCGAATATAAGCGCGTAATACTTATTAGTATTCTGGGTATCCAACGTTATTATGCCAATGTTACCATTGCCGTGAACAATAAACATGGTTCGTCCTAACCCATTGACGTCAGACCTTACTCCTAATGTATACAGTATCCACTGAATTAATTGTTGCAGATTGTTCTGATCTTGTAGATTTACTGTTGGTGCAGAGTTCTCGTCGTACAATGTCGGAGTAGTTACGACTACGTTTTGTGCAGGTAAAGTACCCCCGAAACTGACTACCCGAGACCATGTATTAAGAGAGAGCACTTTCTTAACAAATTCATCATCGCGGGCATCATCGTACAATACAGCGCCCTGTTTCTGAAAAATCTGGATATTCCGGGACTCTGCTTTTTCCGTATTCACCAGCATGCAATAGGTTCTCTCATGGTAGCTATTGTACCACGCCACACCCCAGTGGCATTGTATATTCGTTGTATTGGGAATCTGATAGGTAGCATTAATTAAACGAAAATTTCTACTGTGGAGTCCGCTGCCCCTAATGCCGGTACAAAAAAGAATCTGATTCAGAAGCGCATCCAATTTAGAATTAGATACATTAGGCAGGGCGAATGTAGTAGCGGGAATTATAGGATTTTCGGAGTCACCCGCTACTACGTCAGACATATGGATAGTCCCCTGACGGTTCAGTGACCACGATTTAGTCCACGTCGACAGCACATCCTGAATGAACTCATTGTCCACTGGTTTTTGTGTAGTCACATTACCGCTCTTTTGGTACATACCGACCGGAAGCGAGCTTCCTCCGATACCGAACAGTACCGTAAACGTCTTGCTCTGGCCGGAGTTGTAGAAAGCAACCCCCCAGTAAGTTTCCGACGTACTGTTCACTCCCGTCAGGAAACGGAAATTGGTATTCGTCCCGCGGAAACCCAGTGCGTACAGAATACGTTCTACGGTCGTCGTCAGTAGTGTTTCGCTCCCCTGTACCGGAGCCAAGAACTGCGTGTTGGTTCCGTAAGTCTGTTTCAAGAAAGCGTCAAAATTGAGCGTCCCTAATTTAGTCCACGCCGTACCGTTTATTATGTTATTAACGAAGTTATCATCTAAGGGAGAATCGGCCACGTAATTTCCAGATCTCTGGAAAAAAGTGACCGGAACAGCACCATTCTCAAAACCAAAGAACACAGCGTACGTCCGCGTGTAATAGGCATCATAAAAGACGACCCCGAAATATTCTTGTTTAGATGTGCCACCCGGAATACTTACTGATCCACAGACCAAACGAAAGAAACTGTCTGCTCTGGAACCTGTGTTGTAAAACAGTTGTCCCAGCATAGACATGATAGTCTTTCGATTAGTGGTGTCACCCATCGCATACTGGGTAGCATACGACAGAATAGCCCCTATGAATCCTCCTGAATTCATAAGAGCGTTTTTCCACACAAATTTCTGTGTGTCAGAAACCTGAATCTGTTCGTTACCGTCAGGGTTTACCTTCTCAGTGAGAGAATTTATATCTACGAACTTTGCCATATCTATTGATTGTTTTTAGTATCTCTCCAACCAGCTTTAACTTCTGAAGTACCGAACGTAGCAACTGTGTTATTAAACATAGCTACTACTAAACTGTCTGTTTTTTGGATTACTGTTAAATAAGCCTCTGATTGTAATGCAGTTACTACATTTGAAGTTGTAGTTCTGAATACTAAAGTTTTTCTTCTTTCTACTCCTGTTTGGTTAATATCAGAAGTTATGAGTGATTCTGAACTCCCTTCAACTCCGGTATAATCTATGTAAAAATTATCACCCGAGCCATCACCCCATGGTATAGTAACTTTTGCCATACTTTAAGTATTAAATTTGGGGTATAGTAGAGATATCCCACCCTACTATACCAAAACTCCGTATCTTTACGATTTGGGAGTAACAGTGAATGTGGTGTTGGTATCCACCGTAACCTGAACTACAGAACCATCCTGAGGTACATCGATCTTCGTCGGTGTAACTTCAATAAATGGATTACCAGCAGTCTGATTCAGTGTAGTAGTAGCCTTCTGTCCACCAGTAGCAGTAGCAATAATCTGCTGAGTTCTGGCTTCAATGGTTTCGTTTGCTGCTGCAGTCAAAGTAACACTAAAAGTGTACTTTGCTTTAGCACCTGGGTCACCAGTTATTGCAGTACCACTTGTTGCAGAAGCTCCGTTTGCAGTAAATTTGATTGCAGAAATATCTGCACCGATGATATCTCCAACACCTTTTGAAAAGGTAATCTTGGTAGTATTGGATTTACCAGTTAATGTTACACTACCACCACCCTTATCAACTGCTGGGCTAGCATTATCAAACTCAATGAACTCTGCAGCTGGGAGATGGTTAGCAACAAATTGCTTCTTCTCAGCTACACCGGAACCCTCTACTTCAAAAGTGGCAGTCTGAGCTAAACGGTTACCACGGTTAGCAACTTCTGCCTTTACCTGTAAAGTGGTATCACCAGAACCAGTAGAAGGACTAACAACTACACCGTTCTGTTTTACTTCAGCCATTTTTTTTTATTTGGGTCTAACTCTAAATGTAGTATTCGTCTTTACGGTAGTTTCATCCTCGTAATTATTCATTTCGTTTAGTTCAAGGATGTACTTGGTCAACTCAAGGTACTTGCCTACATTTTCCATGTAATTAAGTATCTTTTTCGTCTCTTCAGGAGTCTCTCTCTTCAATACTACAAAGAATAACAAAGCCTCATCATGTGCTTGAGCAACTTGAGTATCACCAGATGGAGAATATACTTTACCATTGATTACAAACTTATCCTGTGCCCAGTCAAAGTCCCAGTAACCATCTTTGGTTAAATGTCCATTCTCTGCTAATGACCTCTTGGTTACGTATAGCACAATATTGATACCGTCTAATTCACCTGATACGGTTTCTTTTAATGAAGGCCAAGTTCTTATGTAGTTATATTGGATTAAGCCATCCAATAGATACGGTTCATAGTTGTTTCCAGTATCTTCACCGTAAGATAACATCTGGTCAAATCTCTTCAACCAGATTAGAGGTTGCTTCCCTGCATCCACTTCAACAAAGTCATTTACTATGGCTTTGTATCTATCCCATACTCCATTAGTAATCCTTTTCCTTCGTGCCATACCCTACTTCTTTACTGGGAAGCCTGGGTCTGGGCCATCTAATGGACCTGGCCTCCGGTGATTGACTACTTTTGGAACTACTACCTTCTTCACTGTTCTGCAAATAGGTAGATATATGGAAAGTCTTTCAGCAAGCATACACAGGTTTTGTTTGAGTATATCAATAACTCCACCTGGTTGCATTGCTTTTATAACATTGGATGAGGTTTTAGATTCTGAGTCTGTATCGTTGAAGAATTCTACCTCAGTTGGACCTGTTTGTATTCGTTTAACCTCACCTGAACCTCTACTTGATTCAGAAGATTCTGATTCAGAACTAGAGGTTGAGTTACTATCTTTAACCGATTCTGCAGTAGCACCAACCATTAATGAGATTTGTACAACCATATAATCATAGGCTGCCAATTCCATAATTAGCTGGTTTTCTAGAGCTTCATAATACAACTCATTATTAAATTCCTCTATTGGAATCTCATGATTTACTAGCGGCTGAATATACAGCTGCCATTTTTCAATGAATTGCTGCTTCTCTTTAAGAGAAACCTTACCGAAGATATCCTCAGGAATATAAGTGTCTATCAGCTCATAGATACTGCCAGGCAACTGGGTATTTACTTGATCACTAACTCCGATTACATTGGTTTTGGAAAGATTCTCTCCACCATAGTTATTTGTTATTGTTACCTTGACAACATAGTCGCCAGGATTTTCATAAAGATGGGAAGCAGTTACCACACCTACATGTGATTCTGTCTTCCCATCACCAAATACCCATGTTACCGTGAAATCATGAGGTAGCTCATCAGCGAATGCCCTGAACCTTGCATTTAGTCCAACTACGGTAGATAAAAAATCCACCGTTTTCATATATTACTCGTCTTCTCCGCTGTTAAACTCATCTAAAATGGCATTTACCAAGTCAAGCTTAGTATCACCATCTTCTGGTTCAATATCTAAAGAGATAGCCAAAGCTTTCAGCTCTTCTCCATTGAACTGATCCTTTATTTTTTCTGGAGCTTCGTCTGCCTCTATAAGACCAATGAACTTATCTTTAAGAGCTTCTGTGTCCACTTCTTTCTTTGAATCAGCTTTCTTCTTAGGATTAACTTCTCCTGTCTTGACTTTAACTTCTTCTGCCTTAGCTTCTATAAGGTAACCATTTGCAATAGCTGCTCGGATTACCCGGGAATTAAACTGATTCTCGGTTATCTCAACAACATCCTTGCGAAGTACCTTAATCTTAGAAGCCTGATCATAGAAGATACTTGCCTTTGGATTAAGTTTTATGTATTTTGCCATAGTTAAATGGATTAAAGGAGGGAGTATATACTCCCTCCTTATATTGTTAAGTGGTTTAATTATTCGAGGATGCCTTTCAGGTAATTATCTACATCCATGTAATCAGGGAATCCATTGGTAGAGAATTCCTTAGTTGCATCTATGAGGATAGAAGCATCCTGATACATCTTCGAGAAACCAGTAGTTAACGAAGCATAAATAGCCTCTGTCTGGTTCGATACTATACGTTCAGACTCAAGCATAAGCTGCTTAGCAGTCAACTTAATCATGGCAGCCGATGGATCTACAAGCATTACCTCATTTTCTGGAGTTCCACCGTGAATATAGAAGTCTGCCGAATTTGGAACTGGAGTCTTCAGGTTCAAGCGAGCATCAGTAGTACCCGACGAACGTAACTTGAATTCAGGCAGATCAAGCAGATCAAGTGCCTGCTCTTCACCACCGATAATAGTACGGAACTGACGACCAAGGCGAGATGCACGAATCCATACCCGGAGAAGGTCACGATACTGTATACCATTCTGAGTATCACCTACACCGATAACAGGAGCCGATTCAGAACCATCAAGTTTGTTACCCTTTACGAGTACATCCATTGCCAGAGCATCCATTGCATAACCAAGCTGAACACCGAAGTCACGAAGGAAGATGGCCATTACATCCATGGATACATAGCTACGTACCTCATCGGTTACCTTGAATCCCTTACCGATCTTGAAAAGGTTTACCGACTTCTGTCCGAAGGATACAGTACCCAGAGGAATTGTCTCTGCCTCGTTAACTCGTGCAGGATTAGCATCCGACATATTTACCAGAGGCATGATAGCCGTTAGCCCATTAATAGGCTGATCAGATGCAATGATGTTCGGATAGAAAGGTGCCTCACGCATTCCAAGATAGATTGCCTCACGTACAATCTCAGGAACAAGCCAACGCAGCTCAGGATTAGGCATGGAGTAAATATTCTCCATCGTATCAACTTTCGGGTTGAAACCGATAGCCTTGAAATAATCCTCCTGAGTGAGACCGTATTTCTCCTGGAGCATATCACCCAGATGAATATCCACTGGGAGACTCTTGTTGCTTCCCTGACGGAAGCCATCCATGTTCTTTACAATTTCGGGAAGCTCCTTTAAGTACTGCTCCCGAGTTAAGGTTTTTTCTGCCATATTTAGTAATGTTATTTTCTGTTATTTTACCAGGATTTGAATCAGATCACCAACCTCAGCTACGTTGATAGCTATGAACTTAGTCTCTGCATTTGCATCGGAGGGCTGGAAGTTTGTATACGTTCCGCTTTCATCCAAAGTTCCATCGGTCTTAACATAACCAGTGGTGGTAAGCTCTGCCTTAGCTATACCGTGTATAATTGCAAAGGCTTCTACCATTACAGTTACTTCTACACCAGCTGCATTTGCAGGATATGCAGGATACTTACTGTAGTTAACAGCAATACCGAGATACATATCACCAGCTGCCCCAGTATACGGAGAGATAGTTCCATCGTCATTAAGTTTTACCGGTTGACCCTGAACGATGGTATCGCCACTCTTTACCGGAAATGCCTGATGAAGCTTGTGCGATTCACTTTTGTAAATCACAGCCTGTGGGGTCCGTCCACCCACTTTGTGTAAGTCTGCCATAATTTAACTTGATATTTTAGTTGTTTGTTATTTCTTTTCTCCCCGAAGTTTACGATCTGCCAAAGTTAAAGCTATATCACGAGTAGATTTCGGTGCCTTATTCTTTTCCTCATCATCTTCGGGATTAATAGATGATGCTCGGCCAACATCATGAGAACCGCAGTTATTGCAATGCATGGGGAATTTCTCTTCCAGCTGTGCATCATAAGTCTTACGCAGAGCTTTGAGAGTCTCCAAAGTTGTTCCTTCATTCTCGAGTAAAGCCAGGATATTCTGGTCTACCTTATCCTCACCAGAAACTTTTTTATATGCTGCCACCGTTTCCTCACGATATGATTTAATGTGGCAATCCCAATTCTCTTTAGCCTCCTTATAAGAATTAAGGTCTTTTTCGAGATTGGTCTTTTCCTCGGTAAGTTTTTCAATTTCCTCATCCTTCGCCTTCACAGCATCAGCGAAGTCCTTGTTCTGCTGTACCAGAGTCTTAATCTGGGTGAGAGCCAGCTCTGTCGAAACTTCCTGACCTTCAGAAAGGGTCAAAAGATTTTCACCAAAGAGGCTCGCAAGCATCTGCTGCAATTCTTTGTCCATGTTTGTTTTATTATTTTGGTTATTATGGTTACCCTTTCCGGCACCCTTTTCATTATTAGATTTACTGGTATTGTACTTTATATCTTTTTCTGAAAGTACCTTGAAGTCGAATAGAGATACCCTCTTTGCTGGGTCGTTTGCTTCGGCAGCCTTCTCTTCAGAGAAAGAATAATACTGACTACCCGCATAAGCAGGGCTATTTAACCTACCGCTCTTAAGAAGTTGAGCAAATGGATCAGCACCATGCCATACAAGAGATGTCTCTTTGTAAGAAATAATCTTGGTAGCTACCCTACGTATTAGTTCTCCATTTTCTGTGTATGTACCGAGTCTATAGTAAAACTCACTAATATCTTCGAATTTATGAGATGGTTCCCATACAAACTCTACAGTTACTGAATTTGAATGTATAGATGGTGGATCCATCTGTATACCTCTTGCTATACGAGGATTAGATAATCCATCTATCTTCATTATACCATTTATACCAGCAGGTATTACTACTCCAGTCTTTTCATCTTTGTAAGCATCTTGCCACTCAACGGATTTAACTGATCCTATAGCATTAGCTACATCAGTCTCATGATCAAGATTTACCGATTGACCTACTAATAATGGCATGGATTCTTTTAATACATCCTCAGGAAATTCAGTTGGGTTATACTTCTTAGCTACTATAGCTGCAGAAAGCATTCTAAACATAGGTTCTATGAAGTCACTATCCTTTGGCTTCAGCATGTCTGGAGTTACATTTGGCATAAATTGATTCACATTCAAAGTACCTCCCCACATACCGAACCTCTCTAATGACTTCTTTGGATCATCACTGAAATTACCTGTTCCCTTGTAGAAGTTTTCAGAAAGAGAGTGAGCATCAATAACTACTTTTGGTACATCTGATACCATTAAGCTATGAGCTGCACTTAACACCATTACATCGGTGTTTTGTTTTTCAATAGGTGGCATAATTTATCTCGGTTTACTATCTTGATCACCTCTTCTTGGGTTTGGGTTATTTTTGTCCCTGCCCTTACGATCTGACCTTTCTTTATCGTCTTTTCTATCCTTTTTCTTCTTACCAGTATCTGTATCACCAGTACCGGATGAATCATCTGAATCTACTGGTGTACGGGGTTCTGGTAGATCAGGAGCTTCATACCCCATATCACGTGCAAATTGATCCTGGCTTATGATACCCTGATTGTAAAGTGTTATATTTACACGAGCCCTATATTCCCTTGCTTGCTGTAACTTAATGTCATCAGAAACTGTTGAAGTTCCAAATTGAATTGTTATTCCCTTGTTATTAAATCCAGCCAGACGCAGTTCTAGAGAATAAAAGAATTCCAATACAAATATTACAAGTGTTTGGATATTCTTTAACTGGGATATCATCTTTGACAGCTGTATACCAGCCCCTCCTTCTGTTCCAGCTTGAGATGCTGATACTCCTATGATAGAACCATTTACCCCCAACCCATTAGCAACAGACTGCTGGTTCATATTCCACGGGAGATTTATGTTCTGCATAGAAGCTGATGTTGACTTCAGGTCGAATTCATGATCATCTATATAACCAACTACAACTCCATCTGACATACCACTAACTATGTTAGTCTTCATCTTACGGAGTGTACTGTTTAGACGACCTTGATAAGCTTTTTCACTTTCACCAGCAGTACGAGGAGGTTTAGCCATCTTTGCCTCTAAGAATCCAACCATACCCATGATCTCCATGATATGTTTGAAATTCTTTCTCATAGTATGCTGACCAGCTATAGAGTCTAATGCAGACATAAATGGAGGTACTCCATACGGTTCATCAGTATCATTGTACATCCCAACATAACAATATGTTTCTGTATTAAGTCTGATGAATGTATCCTTTACTCCATCTACTATCCTTGGATTCCTCTGATATGGATGATATACTCCATTGTTCTCTCTCTTAAACCTTATAGTTTCTGGTTTAATAAAGAGTATTGTCTCTAGTCCAGTTAACTCTTTATTTGGTACACCCTCTACTGATATTGCACCACCAACCAGAAGCTGAACAATGAACTTATTTACCAATCCATCTATACCAGCTGTATATCTTGACCACTTCTTTGATACTTCTCTAAGATGATTCCTCATCTTAGTAGACTCTTCTGGAGTATTATTTGGGAAATCTATAGTATGACCAGTGTTAGATAGCTTAAACATATCTTGCAATGCAATACTAACATCTGGATTCACCTTATATAAATCTCGAATAATAGGTATTAGTTCAGTTCTAAACGTCGGGGTTACTAAGTTAGTCATACCATTAAGAGTGGTAATCAACTCAGAATTCCCCACACCATCATCTGGTTGGGAAACTCTTCCTGGACTTATAGAACCCTTTCCTTCGTCTTTGTTCTTTGATTCTTTAGGCTTTGACCTTGTAAACCAACTTATGGGATTAAATTTCATGTTATGTAATATTGTTTATGTTCTATTGAGGAACTACCACGGTTGATGATGCACTATTACATCTTATATGGTTGGTTATAGCTTTCCCAAATATAGAATCATCAGAATAAGTTTCACCTTCCAAATCAATATCCATAGATGATGTATTCATTCTATGTTTACCTCTTGCAATTGGTCTCCCAGCACCATCGTATATGAAGGTATAAGCTTCTTGAACAAAGAATGGATCCTTTATGATTACATTGTTTTCTCTTATATCCTTTTCAAGATTCTCTATAATTACAGATCTATTCCTTGTAGTTGTCAACCAACCGGGGAACTTCTCTTCTTCTGGACGATTATGACGTTTCTTTCTTAGTAGTTTGGTGTAAAAGTATAAATTTGGATAACCCTCATCCTGAAGTATAGTGGTTACAGTCATACCAACATCGTTAGTCTCAGGTGCTAACTTAGCAAAATTATACTTTTCTCCAACATCACCAAGTAAACGAGCATATTTGTTCAAAGGTATTCTACCCTTGTATACTGCAGACTCTTCTCCATCTCTATCCATACAAGTAAAAGCTGAGTAGTCAGTACCTCTACCAGTTGCACAGTCACCACCAATGAAATACTCTTTGTTTGGATCAGGCTCATTGAATTCCTTATACTGACCTTTCAAACGTGTATTGATAATAGGATAGTCAGATAAGCACTCTTCTATAGCCTTAATATCAACTAAATCAAATACTGTATTACCAGATGATAGGAAGTCACCATCAATCTCCTGAGCAGTTCTCTTTGGACCAAGAGCAGTAGACATCTCCTCATACCACTTCTGATCTCTATCAGGGTGCATCTGCCAATAGAGTCTGATGGGATTAAGCGGGTTACCACCAGCTATAGCATCTACCCAAGCACCGTGGAAGAAATTACCTACACCATAAGGGGTGTTATGAGACACGTAGTCTTCGTTTATGAGATAAGATTCATCGTTTTCAACGCAAATATCATAAATGGTGTCGTAATACTTTCTTACCACTTTCAGTTTAGAAAGGTAAATACTTCCTCCACGTTTACCAGATACAATATTTTGAATGTAGGCTCTATCCCGTTTAATCCTAAACTTATCATATACTTCCCATGAGATTTGTTCTAATACTCTTGGGTAGCAACCAAGCTTCTGATAACGGTGTTTTATATAAGCCACCTCCAGTAAGTTATACTTAAATCCAACGGGTTTTACAGTTACTGGATTCTGCTCTAAACTGTTTAGGGAAGTGTGATAAAAGATAGCTGGTATATCGCGTTTAATAATCTCTGATACAGGCAACCAACCTTCTAAGGTATACAGTTTATGTTCGGGAGTACACTTAATTACTTTACCCCATTCATTGTGAACTTCCCAAGTCTTTAGTATACCCTTGTTTACTGAGCCCAGTACCCTTTGCCACTTCCCAGTGTGAGATAACACTTTCAACCCAAGGTGAGAGATATCCATCTTACCAAAAGTTTTCGGACAGATAGAATCAACTCGGAAAGGTCCACCTTGACCTATGATGGAGGTGTCTCCCGTGATACAAGAGTTTACGATTGCAGAACCACCAGTGTTATGGTTTATAAAGTTACAAGTGGGGAGTATATAAGAATGATCTCCATCTACGTGAATATCATAGATATCGGTTATATATTCTCGATTTACAATAAGCTTTGACAAGTATATTTTAGACTTTCTCCTTATGTTACCTATACTTTTCCGACTTAAACTTAAACCTTGTTTATACAATAAATCCCTAATTTCTTGATCACTCTTACCGGGGTTTAAATCAATGGCCTGTAATACTCTTGAATGTAATTCTATGGGATATCCAGAGAGAGATGTGACATAAGCTAAATGGGTTTCGTATGATTTCTTTATGTTTTCTGAATTAGTTACACATCTCAGATTAGTCACCCAATCTTGCAAAGGATTATTGTTGATGTGATCAACTACATATCCATCTGGTATATGACCCACGAAAGTTTTATACACTAACCTGGATACTTTCCAATTTTTGATACCACCCTGAGACTTAGAAAATAGAGTAAGAGTATTGTATCCTCTATGTACTCTCAACTTAACTTTAGTTCTCTCTCCATCGGAGTTAACCCTGTATATTTCACCGAAATTAGTTATCTGATAATCAAACTTACCGAAAGTGAATAACGGCTTGAAGATAACTTTCTTCAGGGGCTTTACTAATGGGGCGGTATTATTTATGGAACCATACTTAGTATCTATCTGAACTACCTTTAAATCATACCGGATGATATCGGATACCGTCTTCCAACCTTGGGGAGTTAATAATCGGTGTTTAGGAGTACAATCTAATTTTTTACCCCGGCAATCTTCTACCTCCCAAGTTAAAAGTTTACCCTTATACACGGCATCTAAAATTTGTTTCCAAGCTCCAGTATGAGTTAAAGTGTATAACCCCTCTTTTCTTAAATCCCTTATTCCTACCTCTGATGGGGCTAATTCTCCTATGGGTTTCAAGAAAGCCTGTAACCCCTTTTTACTACCCTCTGGATTTTTCCGATGTGGGTTCGTCGTGAGTAATATTTTGTAACTCCCTGATATACAGCTTAATGTGGGGAATGCCGATGCCCAGATGGTTGAAGCCCATCGTACAATTGCTGCCTCATCAATTACCAACAAAGATAGTGATTCAGAACGACCCGCCTGATCAGAAGTCGGAATGGATTCTATCACAGAACCATTTGCAAACTCAACAGTTGATACAGATCCAAATTCCCCAGTTCTACCGTTTATGATTGGTTCCTGTAGGTATGATGGTAAGTTCTTATACATGAACTTTATCTTCTTCAGAACCTTCTTTGCTACGGTATCCTTAATAGAGATAATGTTTATCTTCTTATTTGGATGGTACATAGCTAACCACAGACAGTACATGGAGATTAACTCGGTAATACCAGCCTGACGGAACTTTAGGATGATATTAAACCTGTTCTTCATGAATTGATATAGTACAGCTCTCTGAAAAGGGTACAGTGAGAACTTTACCATACCAAGAACGGGGTTAATAACATAACAAAAAGTTGAGAATAGAAATGGGTCTTTCATAACTTTGACCAAGGTCTTAAGTTGTTCCGGTGTAATATTTGTATCTCCTTCTAGTAATGTCTTCTTTCTTGCCATATCAAAAACTGTATGAAACTCTTATGTAAGGATCAAGTGATAAATTGTCCCTGAGTTTGGGATAATAGTTGAAATTCAACCCGGCCTCATAATTAAATTTACTGGTATTGTNNNNGACTGGATCAAACCTTTTTATGAGTGACGTTTTCTTATTGGTTAACTTCCCATCCGAATAGTTGTACTGATAACGATCATAATTTACCTGATACTCTTCAGTAAATAGTTTGCAGTCTGTATTGAAGGTAGTGATTGACAGTTTATCTCTACTGGAAAGTATCTGCAGTAGTTTTGGAGCTTGTGGATAGTTAGTTAAGAACAACTCATTGTATTCAACCTTCACTGAATCTTTCTGTATGATGGTAACTACTCTATCAACATACTCTATTCGTTCAATTGGTACTGAATCTATCTGATAGAAAAATACCATGTTTGGCAATTGCATTTTTGGAAACTCTACCTTTGGAACAAAGGGTTTATTAACCCAAACTGTATCTGGTTGATGGTTGATATTTTCCAAGTCATGCCTTAACTCTGAATTCTGATCCCACATCCAGAATATAGTTAAGGTCATAAGTATGAAGGCTATGGTTAAGATTACATTTTTCATGTGATTGAGATTTTATGAAACCATTAAGGGGGGATTATAGGGGGGATTAAAGAAGTAAGTCTTAATCTAGAAAGAATAAGAATACTACTATAGAACAAAGTATATGTTTATATAGCTAAAGCTATATAAACTTCTATTAGTATTTTAGTATACTAAAATACTAATAGAATTCTCCTTATACGTATGCGTATACGCGATAGGGGGCTTGATTAGAGTATTTTAGCTTTCCTCAAGCAAGCCTTTAACCAAAGTGAATTCTCGTATACAGCTCCTTTTGTCAGGGTATTCCTCCCCTTGTTCAACCAATAGGTTGGATTGTTCTTATCAAAATATACCTTAAATGATTCTGGGAATCCCATGATGACTCTATATTCATCAAGTCCCATTATCCTTCCATGAGGATTAAATT